AAAGTGAAGCCGAAGCTGATGCAAAAAATGGATGGGTAGTATATAATCCAAATACGCCTTCTGAAATTGAAGTTGCGGCTCCTGTAAATGGATTGGTAATTAAACGCAGACGGAGCTAACACTATGGCAACAACAGCTTATGACCAAATTTGTGGGGCGTTACGCCTAATCGGACAATTAGCCGAGGGTGAAACACCTACGGCATCAACCGCGCAAGATTCATTATCTGCGCTAAATCAAATGATTGACAGTTGGAATACTGAGCGTTTAGCTGTTTACGCAACTCAAGACCAAATTGTACCGTGGTCGCCAAATGTAATATCTAAGACTATGGGGCCGTCAGGCGACTTCATTGGCAACCGCCCTATATTGGTAGATGATGCGTCATACTTCCGTGACCCTGCAAATAACATTTCATACGGTATTAAACTGATTAACCAACAACAATACAATGGTATTGCGGTTAAGACAGTGACTTCTACTTATCCACAAGTGATGTGGGTAAACATGGAATACCCAAACATTAGACTGACAGTATATCCAGTACCTACCAAGACATTGGAATTTCATATTGTTTCAGTTGAAGAACTAACTCAGCCAGCTACATTAGCAACATCATTAGCCTTTCCACCAGGCTACCTTCGTGCGTTCAAGTATAACCTAGCTTGTGAATTAGCCCCTGAGTTTGGTGTAGAGCCAAGCCCACAAGTGTCACGCATTGCAATGACCTCTAAACGCAATCTTAAACGTATCAATAATCCTGACGATATTATGGCGCTACCTTACAGCTTAGTGGCTACTCGTCAACGGTACAATATTTTCGCTGGAAATTATTGATTAAAACTACTAAACATTAAAGGTTTTATATGACAGACATAGCCATTTCAGCATTACCCGTTACAACTTCCGCAACGGGAACAGAGGTAGTTCCTTTTGTTCAAAGTGGGGTAACTAAACAAATAACGCTTAATAATTTATTGGTTAATAGAGATATTGTAAATCCTGTATTATCTACGCCAACATTAGGTACGCCTACAAGTGGAACATTAACTAATTGTACTGGATTGCCAGTAGCATCAGGCATTAGTGGGTTAGGTGCAAATGTAGCAACATTCTTAGCCACGCCTAGTTCTGCTAATTTAATAGCCGCCGTAACAAATGAAACTGGTACAGGCGCATTAGTGTTTGGCACAAGCCCTACATTAGCTACGCCTACCTTAACCTCACCAACTATGACTGCGCCTGTATTAGGTACTGTAACAAGCGGGGTAATCTCAGCCTGTACTAGCACTAGCATGGTGATGGTAACGCCTGTATTAGGTACGCCTACAAGCGGTGTGTTGACTAACTGTACTGGTAGCCCTACGTTTACTGACGTTAAAACGTCAGGCTTAGTAGCGACCACAGCAGCAGCGCCTACGATTGCGAGTGCTACTACTATTGCACCGACAACACAAATTACTTTTGTAAGTGGAACTACAGCCGTAGTAACTATCACAGCCCCAGCGCCTATCTCAGCAGGCGGAGGCACAATTACTTTAATTCCTACAGGCGCATTTACAACAACAACGGCGGGGAATATCGCACTCGCTTCTACTGCGGTGGTAGGAAAAGCGTTGATATTTTTTTATGACAGTGGAACGTCAAAGTGGTACCCTAGTTATTAATATGCCACGAAAAATAACAGGAAGAATTGGGATGCCAAAGATGGAGCTAAAATGCCCCTCTTGTGGAATTATACGCCTCGTTCAATATAGAGAACCTTCTAGGCGAGATACTAAATGCCGTCATTGTTCTCAATTTAAAGGGGGGCGAAAACCTCAAGAAACAAAAGGTTGGACTCAAGAATCTTGGCTTGCATATACTAAGCTAAATGGCGTTCCAAACGCTAAAAAATTTGATGGTACCGCGACTAAAGAAAATCACCCAAATTGGAAAGGTGGAATTACTAAGCCTAATAAATTAGCTAGAACATCAAAAGAAGCAATAGAATGGCGAAATGCTGTATTTGCAAGAGATAGATATACGTGCGTTATTTGTAATACTGTTGGAGGTCAATTGAACGCGCATCACGTAAAGTCTTTTGCTAAATACCCCGAAGATAGACTTGATATAGATAATGGGCAAACGCTTTGTAAGCCTTGTCATCAATCTGTTCACGCTACAAAACTACAAAGCGATATTTTTTTAATGGCTAATGTATGAAAACTAATATACTCGGACAATCATACGTTGCCCGTTCAATTAATGCGGCGGATAACCGCATGGTCAACTTATTCCCTGAGCAAACGCCTGAAGCGGGTAAAGAGATTGGCTTTCTTAACAGAACGCCTGGACTTAACTTTTTACAAACAGTTGGTACAGGCCCGATACGTGCATTATGGTCACATCAAACGAATGGCGCTGACTTCTATGTAGTATCAGGCAACGAATTTTATCAGCTTGATAGCTTAACAGGGGTGCCAGTATTATTAGGCGCTGTATCAGGCACAGGGCCAGTATCTATTGCTGATAACGGCACGCAGATATTCTTAGCGTGTAATCCTGATGGTTTTATCTATAATGAAGTAACCAACGCCTTTGCTAAGATTACTGACGTAGACTTTCCAGGCGCAAAAACAGTAGGCTATATTGATGGGTACTTTGTATTTAATCAACCTAATAGCCAACTCATTTGGACTTCTGAAATTTTAGATGGTACACAGATAGACCCTCTCTCTTTTGCTAGTGCTGAAGGCTCACCCGATGGCGTGGTAGGAATTATTGTTGACCACCGTGAAGTATGGATATTTGGTACAGATTCCGTTGAAGTTTGGTATGACGCAGGGCTAACAGGTTTTCCATTAACCCGTATTCAAGGCGCGTTTAATGAGATAGGGTGCGTATCTGCATATTCTATCGCTAAAATGGATAACGGCTTATTTTGGCTAGGTACTGATGCGCGCGGACAAGGTATCGTCTATCGTGCTAACGGCTACACAGGTACACGTATCTCAACCCATGCTATTGAGTACGCAATCGCTCAGTATGGCAATATCTTTGATGCGGTGGCATACACCTATCAACAAGAAGGTCACTCGTTCTACGTGCTTATATTTCCTTCTGCAAATGCCACTTGGGTATACGATGTAGCAACTGGAGCATGGCATGAACGCGCAGGATGGGAGGACGGACAATTTACACGTCACCGTTCAAACTGCCAATGCAACTTCTTAGGCAATATAGTTGTTGGTGATTTTGAAAATGGCAATATCTACACACTAGATTTAGATGTGTATGCTGACAATAACCAAGAACAAAAATGGTTACGCTCATGGCGAGCGCTACCTACAGGACAGAACAACCTTAACCGTACAGCCCAACACAGTCTGCAATTAGATGCTGAAACAGGTGTAGGGCTTAATCTTTATCCTGCGTATGATGCAGAACAATTAAAGACTGAAGCAGGGCTAATACTGACAACTGAAGCTGGCGAACAATTAACCACGACCGCGTATCTTGAAGCACCAGGCTACAATCCTCAAGCCATGCTACGTTGGTCTGATGATGGAGGACATACTTGGTCTAATGAACATTGGACTTCAATGGGTAAGATAGGTCAATACGGCTATCGTACCTTTTGGCGTAGGCTTGGTATGACTGACAAAATACGTGACAGAGTGTATGAAGTATCGGGTACTGATCCAGTAAAGATAGCTATTATGGGCGCTGAGTTACATATCAGCCCAACCAATGCTTAACATAACGCAAATACCAGCGCCGCGGGTTGAGTTACTTGACCCCCGTACTGGCTTGATGTCGCGTGAATGGTTTAGATTCTTTAATAATATATACACCATTGTAGGCGCAAATCTAGGGGTTATTCAAATAACTAATGGTGGTACTGGATTATCAACTGCACCTACTAATGGACAATTGCTGATAGGCAACACAACTACTGGCGAATACGTATTAAATACAATAGCCACAGCACTTGGTGTAAGCGTTACTAATGGCGCAGGCACAATTACAATAGCTAACACAGGCGTGCTAACTAATGCAGGCGGATTAGGTATTAGCGTGTCTAGCGCTACTGGTGACGTTACTATTACTAATACAGGCGTATTATCTACCATAGCAGGTACAGGAATTAGCGTAACTGGCGCTACAGGTAACGTCACGATTGCTAATACGGGTGTATTATCGTTCAGTGCAGGCACAACAGGGCTTACGCCAAGCGCGGTAACTACAGGTGCGATAACCTTAGCTGGTACGCTTGCTATTGCTAATGGGGGTACAGCCGCGACTACTGCGGCTACTGCTAGAACTAATTTAGGCGTGACTGCAACAGGTGCAGACACAACTTATGCTTTTAGAGCTAACAATCTATCCGACTTAGCTAGTGCATCTACGGCTAGAACTAACTTAGGGCTAGGTACAATAGCGGTTAAGAATACAGGCGCAACGGGTACTTTTACTACCGTTGATTTAAAAACAGTTACCGTCACTGACGGGATTATAACGAGCATAATATGATAGAAAAACTATTTGCACTATTTATGAAGTTGTCCAGCCCACGTATTCCCTTACCACTTGATAAGCAAGCGCATTTTGTTGTAGGCGCAATTGGGGGCTTTATAGTGACGTACTTTTTAGGCTTTTACGCTGGCGTTGCAATTATGACAACAATAGCATTTGCCAAAGAAGTGTATGATGCTCATAATACAGGTCATACAAGTGATGTTTGGGATTGGGTAGCGACCACGCTAGGCGCAATTTTAGGAGCAGGATTATGGCAGTTAATCTAAACATTGTAGAGTTTGTGCAATAATGCCAGTAATGACGGATGAATGGCACGTTCAAAATAAAGCCAATACTATACGTTGGATGCAAGGTAATGAAGATGCTATACAATTTATATACGCTTTCTTTGACGCGGTAGAGTTGTGGGATGATTTGATTGATAAAGACGTGGCTATAGACGATGCACATATTAACCAAGCATTTGGAAACTTAATGTTTAGCCTACCTGCTAATGATTTTTTTATCGCGCATAGAACATATTTTTTACCTTTAATTATGATGGGTATTAATGGGTTTCACGATGCGAACGAATTGTGTAAGAGCGACAAGCCTCATTTGCGTAACTTGGCTTTTCACATACGCAATTTAGGTATAGAGTTAATTATTGCCACTACATTTATAATTGGTGGTTACGAGTATATGCGTAAAGTGTCACCTGAAATACGTGAGTTCTTTGCGTTTGAATCTTTTGAAGAATGGGAGTTAAATCATGGCTAATCCTTTAGTAGGCGCAGCAGGGATTTCGGCAGGAGGAAGTATAGTTGGGGGCTTGATGGGGGCTAAGGCCGCTAAAAGCGCGGCTAAAACACAAGCAGCTTCAGCCGATTATGCCGCGCAGTTACAACAAGAACAGTTTGATAAACAGGTTGAACTACAAGCCCCATTCCGTGAGGCTGGGCTAACTGCACAAAACAAACTGCTAGACTACATGGGCTTGTCGGCTGGTGCTGGCGGTAAGTACGCTAGAGATTTCAGCATGGCAGACTATCAAGCAGACCCAGGCTATGCGTTCCGTTTAAGCGAAGGTATGAAAGGGCTTAATGCGACAGCCGCAGCGAGAGGTGGGCTGATCTCAGGTAACGCCTTACGTGCCGCAACGCAGTACGGTCAAGAGATGGGGTCACAAGAATATCAAAACGCCTACAACCGCTATCAGACTAACCGTTCAAACCAACTCAATCCACTACAAAGTCTTATGGGCGCAAGTCAGACTGCTACTAACGCTATGGGTCAAGCGGGTCAGAATTATGCTAACCAAGCGGGCGAAGCGTATATGGGCGCGGGTAATGCTAGAGCGTCAGGCTACGTGGGTAGTGCTAATGCGTGGTCTAATGCGATAGGCAACGCGACTAATGTATATAATCAAAATCAGATGATAAATAGAATGTTCCCTCAAGGGGGCAATGTAAGTGATGGACAGTATAGTGCAGGCGGGTCATACGACCCTCAAGGGAGATATCAATAATGCCAGTAGACGCAAGTATCGCTTTAGGCGTTAAGCCTATACCCATTGAATCGCCTATCAATCAGATGGCGAAAATGTATGAAATGCAAAACGCTGTACAGTCCAATCAACTTAATCAGATGAAGATGGATGAGTATAAGCGTGGGCTAACCGAAGACGAAGCAATTAAAAATGCGCTTACAAGGCTAGATAGAAACTCACCTACATACGAACAAGACCGATTTAACGCTTACGCATTAAAAGGTATTGAGGGGGTAAAAGCCTACGCAGCTACGAAAAAAGAAGAAGCTGCTGCTGAAGAACACGCGGTAGGTACAACAGGTAAAAAGTTAACTAATGTAAAAGAAGCAAGCGCTTTTCATCGTGATAACTTATGGGGTGTAACTGACTCATTAAGCGCGGCGGCATGGGTAGAGAATTTATATAAAGACGCTACAATAGGCAGCAGTCTTGATACTATGATACCTAAACAACAAATGCTTGCGTCTATACCTACAGACCCAACGCAGTTAGCTAACTGGAAAACACAAGTGGCTATGGGGTCTAAAGAATTTGCTAAAGAATCAATGGCTAAACCATCAGATTTAGCTAGACTTCAAAACGAAATGAACGCGTTGTTACCTAATGATCCAAGACGCGTTGAATACAAAAACGCTATTAATAAGCTAACTACTCATGCACCTGCGGCAAGCAGCACTGTTAATATGCCTCCGCAAGAAAAAGAGTTTGAAAAAGAATTAGGTAAAGAACAAGCTAAAACTGTTTTAGCTAATAAAACTAACGCTGAAAATGCCGCTAAAATGTTAGCAACTAATAAAATAGCAACTAATTTATTAAACGAAGGTATGCTTACTGGTACTGGTGCGGAGTTCTTTACCCAACTTAACCAAGGTCTTAAATTGGCGGGATTGGATTTTGGGTATGGCGACGCAGCTAAAAATTCACAAGCGTATGGCGCTTTAATGGCAAAAAATACAGCATCTATAATTAAAGATTTTGGTGCGGGTACGGGGTTATCTGACGCAGATAGAGAGTACGCATTATCAGCCGCAGGCGGTAAAATTAATATGGATGAAAAAGCACTTCGCCGTATTATTGATATTAATAGTCAAGCAGCGCAAAATGTTATTACTAAGCATAATAAAGATGTATCAAGCATTAAAACTAATGTTCCTCTAACAGTAAATGTAGGTGACTATACCGCAGGTATAACTGAACCTACGGCTACTGATGGGCGTAAACCTTTGACTAGCATTATTAAAACGCCAAGGAGATAAGTATGGCTGATGATTTTAGAAGTCAGATTAATTCAGCTAGACGCGCAGGATATTCTGACGCTGAAATTATTGACCATTTAAAGCAGACCGATACTGAAATATCAGACGCGTTAAAAGAAGGCTATGCACCTGAAGAAATTCTTACGCATATTGCGCCACCACTTAATTTAGCTGAATCAGGAGCTAGAGGTGCAGCGCTTACATTACGTGCAGCAGCACCCAGCGTTCTTGGCGCAGCGGCTGGCGCAACATTAGGTGCATTTGGTGGCCCTGCTGCGCCTATCACTGTACCTGCGGGAGCTTTAATTGGATCGCTTGGCGTGCCTATAAGCGACGCAGTTATATCAGCCTATAACGCTTTAGCAAATAAAAATGTTAAGCCTACATCTGAAGTTATTAAAAATTGGCTGGGTGGCCCTAAACCTGAAACAACTAAAGAACGCATACTTGATGTAGCGAGTGGCGCTATGACACCTGCGGGTGTTGAATCTTCAGCGGCAGGGTTAGTTAAG